ACAGTTCTCGTGGCCTTCATAACAAAGTTTATCATGGACACGCGACCGATGTCCAAAGGCACCATCACAGCAAATACAGCAGATCAGTTAAAGAGTAAGACATGGGCTGAAGTAGGTAAATGGCACAAGCTATCTATGACTTCTCACCTGTTTACCTATAATTCAGGTAGAGGGGCCATGAACCTCTACCACAACGAGCACAAAGAGGAATGGCGGTGCGATGCCCAGACTTGCAGAGAAGAGAACTCCGAAGCTTTCGCGGGTCAACATGCTGCTTCTGGCACATCTTTTTATATATTTGATGAAGCATCAAATGTTCCAGATAAAATTTTTGAGGTTAGGGAAGGTGGAACAACTGACGGCGAACCTATGGTCTTCGACTTCGGAAACCCCACGCGAAATAGTGGGTCATTCTTCGAGGAGTGCGCGGGGCGCTTTCGTCATAGGTACAACGTACGCTGCATCGACAGCCGAGACGTATCGATAACAAACAAAGAAAGAATTAAACAGTGGGAAGATGATTACGGAGAAGACAGCGACTTCTTCAAAGTACGTGTAAGAGGAATGTTTCCTTCGGCTGGCAACCTACAGTTTATTCCAACTGCGATGGTGCAAGCGGCGCAAGAGCGTATTCCTACGAAGGACCCGGCTGACCCCTTAATTATTGGCGTTGACGTTGCTCGATTTGGAGATAACGAAAGTGTCATATATCCTAGATTAGGGTATGACGCCAAGAGCTGGCCAGCTTTAAGGTATAGAGGATTAGATACTGTTCAAATCACTGGTAAGGTTATCGAGTGCGTGAGAGGTTTTAAAGCTTTAGGTATGGAGTGCTCAGGATTATTTATCGATGGCGGCGGTGTAGGCGGTGGTGTTGTTGACCAGCTAAGAGCGTTACAGTACAACCCTATAGAAGTTCAGTTTGGCGGCAGAGCAACGAACACTGACACCTATCGGTACAAATCTGATGAGATGTGGGGCAACCTTAAAGATGCTTTACCGCGCTTGAGTATTCCGGCTATGAATGAAAATAATGGCCCAGACCTATATAAAGACTTGACGCAGCGTGAATATGGCTATACACTACAAGGAAACAAGATACATCTTGAAACAAAGAAGGACCTAGTGGAAAGAGGTCTTGACAGCCCAGATTTAGCCGACGCATTGGCTTTGACGTTTGCAGAAGAAGTTGTGCCTATTAGTGCAGGAGTGCTCATGGGTTCCGCTAAAACAGTTAAAAGTGACTATGACCCATTTGAGGAAATTATTTAATGTGTATGATGTCTGCACCGCGTAGAGCAGCCCCGCCTCCCCCGCCAGCCCCACCTCCTGTGCCTACTAAACAGGACCCAAACGTGCAGCGAAATATAGCGAGAGACCGCAGAATGTCCGCATTAGCGCAAGGACGACAAAGTACAATTCTTACCGGAGGAATGGGACTGACTACTCCTGCTACATACGGTGCTAGAAAGTCAGCTTTAGGAGCTTAAAGTATGCCTGACCAATATCGCAGAGACTATATGGAAAGGCGCAAAGCTCAGGCTAAACTAGAGCGCGAAAGCTTTATTCCACATTACCGCGAAATATCTGATAACATATCTCCTCGTCGGGGAAGGTTTCTAACATCAGATAGAAACAAAGGACACAAACGACATCAAGCTATTATTAACAACGTTGCTAGCCAGTCGTCGCGAATAGCCCAGGCTGGTATGTTTGCGGGAATTATGTCTCCGACGCGACCGTGGTTTGAGCTTACATCTCCTGACCCTGAACTCGCTAAATTTGGTCCCGTAAGAGAATGGTATCGAGCTGTCGGTAAACAAATGAGAGCCATCTTTAATGATGGTAATCTGTACCAGATGGCCCCCGTAATGCTAAAAGAACTTCTTGATTTTGGCACCGGCTGCATGACACACGTAGACGATGACGAAAGCTTGGCTAGGTTTTACGCTCATACGGCGGGTAGCTACATGCTAGCGCAGAATGATAAGTTTGAAGTTGATACACTAATTCGGGAATTTGAAATGCAAGTGGGCCAGATGGCCCAAGAGTTTGGTGTAGAAAATCTTAGCATTACAGTTCAAGGTATGGTAGACCGCAACGAGCTGGATAGCTGGGTTAAGGTAACTCACTTCATAGAGCCTAACGATGATTTTCGTTACGGTAATCCTATGGCAAAATTTAAAAAGTTTTCGTCATGTAAGTACGAGACAGGAAACACTGATAAAGATCAGATGTTGTCAGAGTCAGGATTTGAAGACTTTCCAGCGTACTGCCCACGATGGGCTACTACCGGCGAAGATGTATACGGCACAGACTGCCCAGGTATGGCAACTTTAGGAGATACCAAGGGGCTCCAAATTCAAGAAAAGCGTAAAGCCCAAGGTATCGATAAAATTGTTAATCCTCCTTTGCAGGGGCCAGCTTCTTTACGTAACGTGCCAGTATCCAGTTTGCCTGGAGGACTCAACGTATTTACAGCCGATGGGGGCCAAAAGCTAGAAAGCATATACAACGTTAATCTTCCAATAGATCATTTATCTCAAGATATGGAGCGAGTAGAGCGCCGTATTAAGGAGTCCTACTTTGTTGATTTGTTCTTTGCGATTACGAACATGCAGGGTATTCAGCCGCGAAACGAACAAGAAATCGCGGAACGAAATGGTGAGCGATTGCTTCAGCTTGGTCCCGTACTCGAAAGAACGCAAGGCGAGTTCCTCGATCTCCTCATCTCAAAAACCTTTAACCAGATGGTCAAAGCAGATATCCTGCCGCCCCCACCTGAAGAGATTGCGGGACAGCCTCTAAAAGTTAATTATGTATCATCGTTAGCTCAAGCTCAACGAGCAGTAGACACTTCATCCATTGACCGTTTAACTAGCTATACGTCTAATCTTATTCAATCAGGTCTGTCCGATGGTAAGAAGTTTGACGGTGATAAAGCTATCGAAGAGTATTCTGACTTACTGGGTACGCCTACTAAACTTATTCGTTTGGACGAGGATATAGAAGCTGAACGCGCTCAAGCTGCTCAACAACAGCAAGCAGCGCAGGCAATGCAAATCGCTCAAGCTGGTGGGCAAGCTGCTGCTTCTGCAGCTCAAGTAGACCTGGAGAAAGACACGCCAGTATCGAGAGCGATAGATGGTTGATACAGGAGACTACAAAGAAGTTAAGGGTAGAAAATCTGCTCACAAAGCTAGACGAGATCAAGAACTATATGAACTTCAAGGACTACTTAAGTCCTACGCAGCTAGGTTTTTTCTCTGGCGTTTATTATCTGAGTGTGGTATATATAAAGCACTGCCTATCTCTGCAGAAGATATGCCTAGAGATGCAGGTAGGAAGGATATAGGTCTCTGGTTGTTAAGTGAACTTGAAATGGCTGATTCGGGGGCTTATTCTTTAATGAGAGATGAAGCGGTATCACGTGATGCCGAACAGAAAGGGAAGACAAATGGTTGATGAAGTAACGGGAGAAAATAACACTGGGGAAGAGGTAGCACCGGAGGGCACTACTGCTCTAACGGCGGAACCTGTACAGGATGGCTCTGGCGACAATACCGACGCCAGTGGCGATGTCGGGAAAACCGACGAAGATACTGACCCCCAGGCCAAAGAGAAGGGCGAGGACGGCGATGCCGACAAGCTCAAGGACGCGGTCCCGGATACGTATAAAGAGTTTTCCGTGCCGGAAGGTATTGAAATTGACCCCCAGGTCTTAGAGGAGTTTCAAGGAACTGCTAAAGACCTTAATCTGTCGCAGGATCAAGCGCAGAAGTTAATTGATATGCAATCTAAACTAGCGGAAGTCTCAAAAGCTAAAGTCGAGGCAGCGTGGGCAGATCAACAAAGCAAATGGAGAGAAGCGGCTCAAAACGATGAAGAGTACGGTAAGGGCAAGTACGATCAAAGTGTATCGGTAGCTCGTTCTGCTATGCTTGAAATCGGTGGATCGCCTCTAGCCAAAGCTTTAGAAGAAACCGGGATGGGCAACCACCCCGAGTTTATCCGATTTATGTATCGGGTAGGCAAAGCAACTCGTGACGACAACTTTAACTTTGGTAAAGGATCAGCGTCTGCACCTAAATCACATGCTGACGTTCTGTACCCTGAGCAAGGTAAGTAGTTGAAGTCTATTGATCTCACCTTAGAAAGGGCTATGTAAAATGGCAACATTAAGCGTTACCAACCCTACCCTCCTCGATCTAGCTAAGGCGACGGACCCAGACGGGAAAATTGCTAACATCGTGGAAATCCTCAACGAGACGAACGAAGTTCTCGCTGATATGTCTTGGGTAGAAGGCAATCTAGCTACCGGCCACCGCACAACGGTTCGTACCGGTATTCCTACTCCAACGTGGCGTAAGTTGTATGGCGGCGTCCAGCCGACTAAATCAACCAACGTTCAAGTCACGGACAACACGGGTATGCTAGAAGCATATTCGGAAGTTGACAAAGCGTTGGCCGATCTTAACGGCAACACTGCTGCTTTCCGTCTCTCGGAAGATCGTCCTCACATCGAGGGCTTAAACCAAGAAATAGCTGATACTATTTTCTACGGCGATGAAAGCACTGAGCCAGAAGCTTTCACGGGCTTTGCTCCTCGTTTTGCTAACTTGACGGCAGACGAAAACTCCGACAACGTTATTAATGGCGGCGGCTCGGGCTCAGATAATGCTAGTATTTGGCTAGTTGTCTGGGGTCCTAATACTTGTCACGGCATTATTCCTAAAGGCTCCACTGCTGGTTTGCAGCACACTGATAAGGGTCAAGTTACCTTAGAAGATGCTTCTGATGGCAGCAACACGGGCCGCATGGAAGCGTATCGTACCCACTATCGCTGGGACGCTGGCCTTACAGTCCGTGACTGGCGTT